ATGACGTGTTCCGAGCAGCGTACTGCACGTCGCAGTAGCCCGGTGTAGTGGGCGGTGGCCATGTCCTCACGCGCCCATGCGGAGCGTCGAGAAAGTGACACGACCGACAATACTTCTTCCACGACGGGTAGGAGGTAGTCCGGGATAATTCCACGCTCGGGTTTAGGGAGTTCAAAATTGTGTTCGGTCACTAACTTGATGAGGTCGTTTGGGTAGAAGCCGGCGAACTGCGACTTGTCAAGGGAAGCGTCGCCTAGCCTGCCGGCGACCTCGTTCAACGACAGTTTTCTCCCGGTCTCGGTGTCCACTAGGTCGAAAGCAAGACGAGGGGCGACGGAGGCGAGGCCCAGGACTCGAGCCGTGTACTCGGTCGTTGCCTCCGTGAGGTTCGGGAAACGGTGGGATACGAGGCCGGAGCCGGTAGGGTCTTGGTTTAATAGGCGGTCAACGGTTCGTTCGACCATCGCGAGGAGCTCGTTGTCGAATTGGTCCGCGGGTTCGGATCTGTCACATGCGACTTTGTTGAGCCAGTCAATGTGGTCACATTGCTCATCGAGATCGCGGTCCTGCCACCACTTATTGTGTGCGGTGTCGACACCTTGTGACGCAAGGGAGGTATAGATCCGCGTGAGAGCCGAGGGGTTTCTGAAAGTCGCATTAACGGAGTACAGCCGTGAGAGTGCAGTCTTGACCGCTGCGTGCACGCCGTGGTGAGGTACTTCGGCGAGCTCCCATCTTTGCTCGGTCGTGGGCCATCGGCGTGATGATGCTAGTACAGGTCGTGGGTGTTCGAGGCCCCAGCGCTCAAGGCCGAACCCGCCTTGTTCGAAGCTTGCGTATAGGGCAGGGACGCGCGTGAGTATAGAGACGCGATGTGTTCCGTCGTGTTTCTGTGTCTTGGAGCGTGCCCATTCCATACACACGATATCGCGGAGTACTTCGGCACGGGCGGGGTCGTAACCTCTGCGAATAAGAACGTTTATGGCACTAGATGTTCCGCGGACGAAATCGATGCCCGACTGGATCACCTGGTCTTGTAAATCGGAGCCGACGAATGAGGCGCATGACCGCGCAAGTGAGCCGCGAATGCAGTCGGGTCGTGTTGTGATGCGGAGGTACTCAGCCTTCTGCCATCCCAGAAGCTGCTTGCTTGACTGGATGTCGAGTTTTTCGATTTGCAAGTGGCGCATGTAGAGTAGCGCACCGGCAGGGCTTTCGGGTTCGAAGTCACCGTCGTCGCCGTTAATCTCCTCCGTTACGATGGGGTCGTAGCTGAGGTGGTCGCGGAAGATTTGGCGGTTGATCCAGTTGTAGTTGAAGTTTTCTGCATTGTTGATCGCGCTAGTGGTGCGCCAGCCGGACCAGAGAGAGCGGGTCACATGGCGGTAGACGCCGTCTGAACCTACTTCGCGGACGTATAGTGCATCGAGGGCACGCATTTGCCAGGCGGCGCATTTTGCGACGAACATTGCGAAGTTGTCGCCGTTCCACTGTCCTTCTTTGGCGAGTCGGAGGGCGGGCTCCATGATGACGACCTTCCAATAACGTTTCATGTCGAGGATCGTGTGCAGGTAGTTGAAGTCGGCATAGTCAGTGGCAAGGGTCCAGCGCCCGTTGCGAACTCGCCAGAAGCGCCGGAGCATAGAGAACATCTGCTGTGCCGTAGTCTTGCCTAAGGTAAATTCTGGAATGTTCTTGTAGATTGCCTCTTCGACTGCGAACATACATATTGATTCGATCAGCCATTGGCGAATCTCGCCGGGTATAATCTGCCGCAGGCGCACGCCGCTCTCGGTTTTGACTTGCGCATTGGTGAAGACCTCTGCCGGGATGTTGATGATTGCAAGGAGTTCCTCATCTGAGAGAGAGTCGAGCCAAAGACGTTTGTGCGCATTATGTAGAGGTATGCCGTACTGCTTGAGATCGAATTTTCCTTTCCCGACCGAACCACGCGGGGCGATTTTGACGAAGTGGGCGCGGAATTGTTCGGGTGTTAGATCTTCCCCCCGACGTAGACCGGTGGTCCGCGCCATAGCGTCATACGCGGGGACAGCGAGATGTGCGAGGGCTTTTTCCATTAACCGATCCCACTCGCGTTTGCGGTGTCCGAGTTCGGTGCGGTCGCTGACGGCGGCTTGGACAGGCTGTGCCGTGTTGCGTTTTTCCACGTATCCGTCGAAGCCTAAGAGTTCGTCCTGAGCACGTCCGATCAATAGGTTGAGGTATAGCAGATCGTCGGGGGTGGGTTTCGGACCGGGAGGTGCCCATTCGGGTTGCGATGACGGATCAAGTACGCCGGGCAACTTGTCAATCCTGCGGGCCAACGTATGTATGGCTTTAAGCAGCTTTGATGCATGCTTGCCGCCGTGGCAGAAGGCACCGCGTTCGCAAAGAAGGGCGGTGAGTCGGGCATTGCCGTCACGTGAATGGACGAATAGAGCGATACCTGCCAGGCCTTGGAGGCCTAGGCCAGCACAGTGTAGGAGCAGGTTCGTGGTATAACCGGTGCCGTACAGGGTGTGTATTTCGCGTAGGAGGCGAAAAGTGATCGAGTCGGTCATGCGTGTGCGCGCGTAAAGCTCTTCATCGCGGAATGGGAACAGTTCCCGCAAGAGAGGGACATAGGTGTCCTCAAGGAAGGCAGTCTGCTGCGGTAACTTGAAAGAGGCGATCACCTGGTCGAGTACGGTCCGCAAGTGTTGTTGGCAAGAGGTACTGTCCCTCCATGCGGCGATGCGATGTACGTCAAGGTCGCGAGAGTGTTGCAGTCTCTCCGTCCTTTTGGCCTTATCGTGTGTCTGTACGTCTCTAACCTCGTCGACCATAGCGCGGAGGCCCGGCATGGCTGCGTTGATACGGAGTGCACGACGGGCGGTACGTTGGCCGAAGTCGTGCTTCCGTCTACGAGAAGGGATGCCTGTGGTCTCACGCTGCATGCCTATCGCTGGCATTTTGGGATTCAGTAGCCATTCGCGTTTCGCCTGCTTGGTTGCCGCTGCGGAATTGACTCCAAGGCGCCGATAGAAAGCGTGCATCAGGTAGTATGTGTAACGGACGTTTACGACCTTACCATCGCAGGGTGCGACGGGGCCTGGTGAGCAATAGATCCCACGAACACGGCTGTCGGGCTGGTAACGTGCGATTGGTGCGCCGTATAGCCACTGTGCACAACCGGGTGGGCCGACGAGCACGACGGTTTTGTCGCGCGCAATCTGCGCTAGGTCGGCGAATGACATCCCACCGTGTTCGTGGTGCCTCCTTTTCCCTTGTTGAGGGATGAATTCTGTCTTGTCGTCCCAGATATGTAGGCCGAGGTAGCATCCAGCGTTCGGTTTTTTTTCGAGCAGGGTGACGATCTCTTTACATTCCGGGAGGTAGTCTGGCGATTCTTCTTCGATTACCTTGTAGAGGTAGTCGGGGAATAGCCCTTCACCGAATGCGAGGTTGTGGATGCTCACGGCGTCTTGCCAAGGGATCTGTCGTCGGATGGTCGCGCGCATGAAGTTGTCGTATTCGCGGCGTATAACGGCGTACGATAGAGGCATGATGACTTCAGGGTTTTGCCCTAAGATGGTTGCGTGCATACAGAGAGCTTCGAAGGTCCGCACGGTCACCTGTGAGAACAGGGACGATAGGGGCTTTTCGGGCCTGGGCTTGGGTACATAGCTCGGCCGGCCGTCACGGATGGCCTTTTCAATGTACTCGTTGCGCTCGTTCCAGTCAGTACAGGTACGGTAGTCCGAGGATGTGATGATTGAGGCGCGGTTGCCGATGTTCTCACGTATCCCCGTGGCCGTTTGTAGGATATAGGCACCTAGCCATGTGTACATGGCTGGGTCGAACGTGTCCTTTCCCCAGGTGAGGAGGAAGGGCTTGTCCGCACGTCTGGAAGAGATGTGATGATAAGTGTTGACTTTGGACCAGTCGCCGGTCTTGCGGGCGGTGTCAACTAGGGTTTTTGCGACGGTTTGGTTTTCAAGGTCGTCGTGGTCGGCGAATAGGTGAGGTTGCTCTTCTCTGAGCTGCGATTTCCCTTCGCCGGAGGGGATCGCGATTGCGAATCTTCGTTGCCAATGATTAGGCATTACCCAGGCACGACCACTTGGAGGTGTCGCATTCGTGCCCACTACCGCCGCACTAGTTATGTTTGGCTTCAGCTGGTCTCCGATTAGAGGTGAATTACTTTTCGAAGGGTCCAACTCGTCCGCGAGAGCCGTTGCCCGAGTTTTAGGCGCGGGGCATCCTA